GTGGTGCATCAGCACAAATTTATCCCACAACTGTTCTTCCGTCTCGACATGTTGCGGATCTTTCACAATAGTATTGGGGATCGGACACACCTTCTGGCAGGTTGGTGTCTCGTAGTGCCCTACGCATTCGGTACACTTATCGCTGTTAATCTCGTAGATATGTTCACCCATCGAAATCGCCTCATTCGGGCATTCGGGTTCACACATATCACAATTAATACAGCGTTTAGTAATTAGTAAAGACATTTCAATGTATTACCGTTAAATCATTTTAAAATCAGTAAGTTGTATCGAGTTTATATGCTTTACTGTCATTAACTTACTGTATGTTGATCCAGTGTATTTAACCTTGATAAACTCAGTCCAGCAACACAAAACCGCAACACATTGCATTTTGTCCCGTAGAAAAGACTTGTATGTGTGAGCTTGTTTTCTGCGCCTACGCAGATAAGGATTGAGAATGCCGCGCACTGTAACACATAATCCGGATAGCCCCAATAATGACGATGTTTTAGCCGCATCTGAAAAATGGGACGCCTGTAAACCCCCCTATACCAGCGCACACATGAAAATCTGTGTTGCTGCCGCCAAAATCATCCTCGCTGCTTCCGGTGTGGCTCGCCGTTCCAAATACGAAAAAGAGAACTATCTCCGTATCGATTTCAGCAAAGCCGGTAAGGTTACATTTTACGCCGAGTTTCCAAAAAAGATGGGCCTCAAAGGTAAAAAGCTCGGCGAGTGGCCGGAGCTCGCTATCCAGCTGGCGCGCGAAAAAGCACTAGGTATGGCTGACGGTGGACTGCGGGCAGAGTCCGTACATGCAGCGCTGGAAATGTACCGGGATGACCTCAAAGCCAAAGTAGCCCGGCAGAAGCTGAGCCCGGACAGTTTCACAACCTACGGGGTGCGTATCGACCGGATTAAAGCAACGTTCGGCGAGCGCGAGGTGTTCAGCGACGTAACATACAGTCGGCTGGTGGAAGTGCTGGACGAGTGGATCGCCACTCGCTCGAACAATAACGCCCTGGAGTTGTTTGCCGAGCTCCGTCGGTTCTGGAAGTTCTGCGCACCTACTCTTTGCAACGGCCGCAATGTTGCCGCCAGTTTGCCAGATGATTATGTTTCCTCCCGCGTACAGAAACCCACCCCCACACGGCTTTTTACCGATATTGAATCAATCGCCCGACTCTGGCTCAATGTTGCTGCCTGCACCTCTGTACACCAGAAGAATGCTGTTCGCTTCATGATCATCACTGGCGTTCGTCCGATTAATGTCCATAACCTGCGCTGGGACTACGTTCACGAGGAGGCTGGTGAAATTGTTTATCCGGAAGGGGTTATCGGCATGCGAGGGGCTATGAAAACACAAAAGGCTTTCCGCCTGCCGATAACGCCTGAGATCCGGCGGATTATCGACGAGCAGAAAGCCTGGCGTGATTCAGTTCCTGAGTGCAACAGGGATTATGTATTTTTGCAGCCACGTGATCCAATGCAGCCATTTTCAAAACGATCACTGGATAAGCTGGTGAAAACATACAGCCCGGACGGGGCTGTAAAAGGAATAAAACATGATGGGACTGTTAAAGGGAAAGACGGTGCATTTAATACGATGTGCCGTAAATTCCTTAAGAGCAATGTTATTGCCTTGATGAAGGAAAGAGGCTATTCCCGATCAGACCGAAGGGAAATCAGCCTCCTTTGCCTTCACCACTCCAGCAAGTCAGATGACCCGATGGCAGAACATTACGACTTTTCTGATGAGATTTTACAGGAAGAGATTGCGTTAAAGCGCGAAGCTTTCGAGGCTCACGAGCGGAGCATACTTGCGCAGGTGGCATTGCTACGGCGGCGAGGTTAATACTGGCTGCGACATTTTTGAATAAAAGCGTCGACATTTCGGCGCTCATAACGAACTACTTTTGCACTGAAACGAATTGGTGCCAGGATAGCCCGATGACGATGCTTAATATTCCACTCACATAGCGTTTTCTGTGTAATACCTAACTTTTGGCATACTTCATCTGGGGTGAGTAAATCGTCGGGTTTCTCGCTCATGCTATACCTCTCTTTTTCATGGCATTGAGCAGGATGTCCTGCACTGTTCGTTTTGAGTTGCGCCGCTCCATCACCATTTCGTCCATAGTGTCGGCCGCAATAATGTGGTGAATAAATACCGGACGATTGTGTCCGGCCTGTATCTGCCTGGTGGGGCCGATACGTTCAATAATTTGCTGATACTGCTCCAGGTCCCACCAGTGTGAGAAAAATACCAGTATGTTTCCGCCGTCCTGCATGTTCAGACCGTGGCCCGCGCTGGCTGGGTGTGCAAAGAGAACAGGAATCTTTCCGGAATTCCAGTCGCGCAGTGTCTGTGGATCTTGGTCGAGGTGACGACCGCGAGGGAATGCTTTAAGCAAGCGTTCAAGATCGTGTTTCCAGTGATAAGCAACCAGCACAGGTGCGCCAGCTGCTTCGGTCAGTATGCTGTCCAGCGCCTGCAGTTTGGTGTCATGCAGTTCTGACCAACTTCCGGTGTCGTCTGTGTATACTGCGCCACTGGCGATTTGCAGACACTTCAGTGTCTTTGCCGCGGCGTTTGGTGCTTCGATGCCTTCGCCATTCAGCTCGAGGAACATTTCCTTTTCCATTTCACGATACTGCTGACGGGCCTTCGGCGGCATATCCACGCGGATTACGTTATGGATGGGGTCTTTGATATCGAACCAGTCGGCCGCATCCAGCGAGAGGGTCACATCGGCTAACGCTCGCTGTATTTCAGCCTGTGAGTGAGCAAACGGCTCCAGTTTGGTCCAGCTCTGCCCCGGAAACTGTATCGAGTTGAACCAGCGTGAGGTAAACGCGCCGTAAGTGCGCCCGAGACGTTGCCCCTGGTCCACAAACCACAATTGTCCCCACAAATCTACCAGGCCGTTCGGTGCTGGCGTACCGGTGAGATTTATCCAGCGCTGGACATACTTATGCGCCACTTTGCCCAGCGCCGCCGCGCGCTTACCACCACCTCGCAGCCGGAAGGATTTTAGCCGGGTGCTTTCATCTGGAATGACAGTACCGAACGGCCAGCGACCGCCCAGTTCTTCCACTAGCCAGACCAGATTGTCGTAGTTGATGGTAAACACGCTGGCGTTGCTGTTCGCCAGCGCCGCCGCGCGCGCTTTGGCATTACCGACAATTGGCTGCACCTCGATATTGTGCAGATGCCCCCATTTAACCGCTTCATCCGGCCAGGTACTGGCAGCCACGCGCAGCGGTGCGAGAACCAGCGCGGGGCGTGTTTCTGCTCCAGCCATGAAAAGATCTTCCAGCGTGGTGAGTGTCGCTACGGTTTTACCCATCCCCATCCCTGCCCAGATGTTGCCGCGCAGGGTTTCGATTTGATGATTGATGATGAGATCTTGATAAGGGCGGGGGGTGAAAAGTGTATTCAAAGTAGTACCTCGCAAAAAATTGCAAGTTGGCGTATAAACAGGGGGATTAAGATTACGTCCTAATACGTAGCTCTCAGGGTATAAAAATAAGGAAATCAATAAGATGAATGCACAGAGTCAGCCTCAGCCCACACCCCGCGCGGTCTTAGATCTTGGTGTCAAGCAGGAAGGGGTTTTTAATGATATCGAAATGGGCGTTTTGGAGAACGGAATTCCGTACCTTACTCAGAATGGTTTGGCGAGAATTTGCGGTGTAAATCGAACAAATATTGCAGATATTGCAACGGAATACGCACAATGTTTTGCAAGTGGCGTATTCACCCGTGGGCGAATGGAGTTTATAAGTACTTATCTGCAGCAGGCTGGTTACCGTGAACCAGTACTATTTATACCGATTATGCGTAATGGGTCTGTCCATTATGCGTTTCCAGATATTGTCTGCATGGCACTGCTGGAGTTTTACGCATTTGAATCACAAACAGCGTCGAATGCGACCGCTCAGCAATACTATCGTGAACTAGCACGTGTTGGTCTCCGCGATTATATTTATGGTGCGTTACATTACCAGCCAGAAGATCCATGGCGCCACTATCATGACCGGGTCTCTCTTATTCAAAGTACGGGAGCTGTACCGGATGGGTATTTTATTGTTTTTAATGAAATTGCAGGTTTGATGGTTGATTTGATTACCGCGGGTCTCGTAGTTAATATGTATACGGTACCTGATATCAGTGTAGGTTCCTGCTGGGCGAAACATTGGAGCGCTAGAGGGTTGTCTGAAAAATTTGGAGAACGTGTAAAGTGTGCGCACCATTATCCGGATGATTTTAACCAAGCAGCTTCGAACCCACAGATGATTCAGGCATACCCCAATGATGCTTTACCAGAATTTCGTCGTTGGTTCCGTCATGAGTACCTACCTACTAAATTCCCAAATTACATTCTTGGTAAAGCTGGTTTATTGCCTGGTGGGCGCTCTGAGGCAGCAAGAATCGCTGATAACTTTCGAAAAACTCAGTTAGGGAGCTCGCGGTAATACTTCAGTAAGCTCTTTGCTATCCAGCACCACCACGGTAAAGCCCAGCTTTCGCAGACGTTCATGCTCGCGTAACTGGTCAGGCCGTGGTGGTTTGCCTGGCGCTTTGCATTCGACAAAGACGATGCGACCGCCGGGTAGCAGGACAATGCGATCCGGTACCGAGCGGCGACCGGGTGACACGAACTTAAAGGCGACCCCGCCAGCCTTTTTCACTTCGGCGACGAGGTGCTTTTCGATAAGGCTTTCACGTTCGTAGGCCATCATTCCACACCTGCTTTTCAGCCCTCAGTACCATCTGGCTACCATCATCAAGACCCCAGCTAATTTCGCCGCCTTCTGCCATTACCAGTTGCCAAACTAACTGCGCGGCTTCGTTCGTTACGTCACGCCCAGGGTCATTGCCAACTCGCAAGCGACCGCCGTCAACATCGCGCATTTTTGCCAACATGATCTTTTTGGATAGCGGGGAGAACCCCAGTTGTAGTTTCGCTGTATTACGCATCATTCTTCGACCGCCTTACGCTTTTCGCGCATGTTCTGCATCAGACAAAATTCAGACCGGCGTTCACTCCATTCCTGATTCAGTTCGTGATGTGATTCGCGGTTGGCTTTTGCCCAGACCTTCGCTGCCCAGACCTTCGCTGCCCGGTCATATTCGCCGGATTGTTCAAGTCGCAAAGCCTCCCTTGCAGCCCTGTAATAAAGTGGATTATCCCGGTATTTAAATGACATAGGAGTTAATCCTTACGGTAGTGGTACGCCTCAAAACCGCCAGCGTTCAGTGGGATATCGGGCGCCCATTCGGGGTTAGTGGAGAGAAGCGCGGAAAGCGCTTTATCGTTGAAATCTTCTGTGTCAGGTGATTCGGTGATCACCTCGTCGTGTACCGTCAGCACAATGCTGTAACCGGCATCTTCGATAAGCGGTATGTTTCCGGCCAGAACGTCGCGGGCGGCCGCCTGGGTGACGTTCTCCACCAGCTTTCCGCCGTAGGTTTTGAGTCGTTGCCATTTACGCGAATAAGAGTTAACACCCATGTAGGTGATATTCCCTTGTTCGATAACCGGAGACGGGTAGCATACAGCGCGTCCGGATGGTAGCTGTATGCGCAGCCACGCGCCATCGCGGCGGATTTTAAGATAACCGCAATACAATGTTTTTTGCGGTGTGGCGATTGCAGTGCGGACGGTGCGCTCCAGTTCGTACCAGAAATCGCAGGTCGCCGGGTGCGCCCTGCGCCAGAGACGTTTAAGTGAGTCGCAGGCGATAAATACCCGTTCAGAAAGCCCGTAGGTTGACTTGCGTTTAACCGATTCGTCGTACCAGCTTTTCGCCTCGCGGATAACATCGCGGGGAATGTTTGGCAGTGCGGCGTTCGCCAGCTCGTCGAGATCGAGACCGTAAACCAGCGCAAAAGTGATGAAAGCCGATACACCACCACCATAACCCAGACCGAGCTCCATGACTTTACCGATCTGACGCATGTGTTTATCAACATCATCTAGTGCAATATCGAAAGCTTTTGCATACGCCAGTTTATATAAGTCCGGACCCGTTCCGGCGTCGTACTCTCTGAATGCATTCAGTTTCCATTCTTCTCCCGCCAGCCATGCCAGCATACGGCCTTCAATGTTCGACAAGTCACTTACCACCAGCTTTTTGCCTGTTGGCGCGATAATGCAGCCACGTAACGCTGAACTGGTTAGTTTCATGATATTGTCAAACAGCAGGTCTGCACATCCGGCTTTCAGTGCTTCGATGCCTTCGTCTATTTGTTCCTGTTTTAGTGAAGGGCGGGGAAGGTTCTGGGGCTGGAATAGCCGTCCGGCCCAACGACCGGTATGTGACGCCCCGCAGAACTGTAGCGTACCGCGTAAGCGCCCGTCGTGGCTTACGCCTTTCATCAGTGCCTTGTATTTACTGGTGCTGGTAGTACTGGCCTGCAGGCGGATAGCCAGCAGTTCTTTCACGGCAGATGGTAAATCGGGGTCGGCAATACGACGTTCCAGAGTACTGCGTTGCATGTCTGGTAGCTCCACACCGTAGGATTCAACAATGTGCTTAATCAACGCGTCTCGTTGTGTGGCTGCCTGCACTTCGCCATCAGTCATTTCCTGTGTACGCTTTGCCAGGCGCTTTTGTTCCTGGTCTACCGCGTCGATCGCAGCGCGTGCGAGTTCCACGTCCATGCAGACGCCCCGGTCGTTGATCTGCTGATCACGATGCCAGAGCGCCAGTTCTGTCCCCTGATAATTCCACTTCGGCAGACGTTTATAGACTTCGCGCATTGCCTCGATATCCAGTCCGGCGTAAGCAACAAAGCGCCGCCATTCTTCCGGGTGGGTTTTGCTGGTGGCCCGGCGCAGTTTGCTGTTTTTCGGGCGTGGCTTACAGAACAGCTGGATCAGCGCTTTACCTTCTTTGTCCTTCGCTTTGTCTTGCGGGACGCCTAGTACTTCGCAGAGTTCCCCCAGAGACCCCGGGAGACCGTGCGCCAGCGCCTGCACCATTGTGTCGCGCCAACGTTCGACTGGCGGTGCCAGGCGCGGCATTGCATAACGCAGGACGGTGCGGTCGAAGTGAGAGTTATGGAAATAAAGCAGGGTTTCAGGGTCTGCGATTGCTTCGTATAAGCCGTGTGAAATACCACCACCGGCAGTGATATCCCACACGTTTACGGGCCCGTCGTTGATAGCCCATGCGAACAGCATCACTTCAACGCCTTCGGCATATGCATGGGTACCGTTCGTAATAGGGATTTCGCAATAGGTTTCTAGGTCACCCCATAGTATATTGGACATAAAATAACCTTGTGTGATATATGGTTATGTAGGCGTAAATAAACAAGGAGACGGCGGTGTTTAGCTTTGGTATCGGAATACTTTCATTGATAGGTATTATTGCTTTCCCCATTCTTTATATTTTAGGGAGAATAGTTCGGGCTGGTGGCGCATGGCTCGAACGTGAAGAAGGTCCTAAGGATCGTGTTCTTCCCAAAATTATAATTTTTGCGCTTATTGGGTTCTTTCTTGGGTGTTTGGCTCAGCCTGTATGGGACAGCATTTCGGCATGTAGAGACTATGGCAATCCAATAGGGAAATGTCTTTTTAAATTCAATGAATTTTAATTTTTAGTATTGCGGTAGGCTGGTTTGGATAACTATTTTCTTAAGCCAGCCTTTGTTATAAGAAATATTAAGCATCTACCCCTTCGTCAGAAGGGAGGCCGATCATTTCGTTGAGAGTTTCGCGTCGTATAGCTGGCGGAAGCGGAGCAGATGGTGCATCGGCTGGCAGAAGTTCTTTAGCTTCAGGCCACTCTTCCAGCAGGCGCTTAACTGTGCGCACTTTACTGAGTGCAGCGCTGACATTCTGTCGAATGTCTGACTCATCGCTCTGTATCTGCTCATAAAGTGCATCAAACCCGTAAAACTCTGTAACTAGAGGGTCATTTGCCAGAAGGGTAAATTCCCCCGGCGCGATTTTGTGAATATGGTCTGGTGACCCTGATTCATATCCTCGATAGTTACCGTTGAAATAGACGGTAACCCGAGAACCTGCCAGATTCAGACACATGTAACACTCTTTCCTGATAATATTATTGGCGGTTTTTAATGCTTCGGGGAATTTTGATACCAGTGTTTCTATTTTTTTATAATTTTTAATATTTCAGCTTCTTTCTCTACGCCCCCGATAGCTGCAAGCCGAACACGTTCGGCCCATTCAACACGAGCAGCTCGTAGTGCTGATTTACGTTTGGGGATACCCGCTTTCTCAAGTGCGTTATTGATGATTTGAGTTTTAAGGTGATTAGTTAATACGGGCTGTGACATTATACTTTCCCTCATGAGATACCCCAGCACGTAGCTGGGGGATGAATATTTTTAAATTAGTGCTTCAGCATCAGCACCTTCGCTGATATCGTCGAAATCGTCAGCGCTTGCCACTCCGCCGCCAGCGAATGCATCGCCGTCTCGCAGGAACTGGACTCCGCCGAGTGAGGCATTAATGCGTTTACCGAAATTATTGTCCTGTGCCCAGATATCGATAACGGCGTTTACATAGCACCCTGCATAGGGACGTCCATCAGCCTGAATTAGTGGCGAACGATCGCGATCAAGAACAGCTGGGCGCGCTTTGTTAGCAGCGTTCAGGAAGAAATTGCCGGGAAAGCCTTCATACTCTGCTTTTTCATCACCATCATGCAGGCACAGATTGAGTTTTTTCTCCAGCTGGTTATAAATGGACTCCCACTTCTCCCCCCATTTTTCCTTCGCTACCTGCTTCATAGCTTTACGGATTTCTTCCAGTTGTGGGTGTTTGGGAGACATTAAAAATACTGCGGAGAAACGCGGATCGCCTTCGCCGTTTACAGTTTTAGCTTCAAACAGAGACGGGAAGGCCAGACGAACATTGTTCAGCTTCAGTTTCATGGGTATTTCCTTAAATCAGATGAGGTCTGCGGTTAGCGTATCGTCGGATACGTCGTCGAAATCATTTACAGGGTTGATATTGAGTGCGGGGCGTGGGTCTGACTCGGGAACGACGATTGGTTTACCATCAGCTCGTGTTATCAGTGCCTCGACTTTTGACCAACGGCGTGGACTGGCCTTTTTGATAAGTTTTTCGGCTTTTGTGGGACTAATAAGTTTAAAGTCGAATACTTCTTCAGTTTTGTACCTGAACTGGTCCTTCAGAAGTGCGCGAGCTGCCTCTTCATCACTCCAGGCCCGGTTACCTTGTTTTCCTGTTACCAGTTTAAACCCCGGTACCGGATGTCCGGCATTGAGTTCATTGTGAACCCGGTCCCGTACTGCCTTTAGCCAGGACTCAATAAAGTCGGCCTGGCTATAGATCTCCGCAAGCTGCTCAATGGTTAACAGAGGTACACGTGCGCTGGCATTGGTGATTATTTCGCTGACAGGCTTTGTCAGATCTTCAAAGTCGCTGGCCGCTGTTTGTAAATGCTGCATTTTCTGGGCAGTGCAAATAGCTTTTGCTTTACAGAAGCGGCACTGTTTTTCTCCAGGTATGAAGTTTTCCAGCGGTAGTGTCTCAATGCCTTCGCATTCAGCAATATTGAGAACAAGGATCGCACTGGTTGCGGCCTCCTGTGCTCGTTTACCGAAAGACTGAAGTTCCTGCACGGTTAACGACCATTCTGAAACGTGGTTGAGCCTTGGCTGGTGAATAAATAATCTTACAGTCTCAAAGTCATACAGCATGCTGAATTGTTCGAGCGCACCCAGAGCATACAGTTGTAGTTGCTCATTTTGTTCTGCATCAATGCGGACGCCTTTGCCATATTTCAGGTCGTGGATTTGTAATTCGTTACCAGCGATGATTATGCCGTCGGCAGTTCCGAAAGATTCTTCCACCCCCGTTATATGTGAGAAATCAACACGTTGTTCAACCAATAGTTCATTATTCTGTGCAAGAGTCCAGACCGTATCAACATACCGGCCAACGGCTTCGACCATTTCATCATCCACCTGTGGGCCAGATGTATCATCAGGATTTTCGCGAAGGGGGTATGAGCCGAGAAACATAGAAACATTGCATCCGGCGTAGTGTTCCGGGTGGCTTTGCCTGTTTCGTAGAACTTTTTCAGCAAGCGCGTGCGCTGCAGTGCCCTCGATTGCAAAAGTTGTTTCTTTATCCGGTTGTGTGGCCTCCAGCGCCAGACTTCCTGGGCAGCGCATCCATCGATGCGCTGATGATGGAGAAAGTTGTGCATGAACGTCTGGCATGATTAACCCTCCAGTGCTTTTTCAGCCAGGGTGATTACTTCAGCGAGATTTTCATCCGTTACTTCACCAAGTTTCCTGGCTCCCTGTTTTTCCAGAATTGCAATAGCTTCTGCCCGGTAACCCCCTTTTGCTAACTGGAGGATCAACCCTTCAGCTTGTTTGCGTAGTGCCGCGAAATCAATTGTATGGTCATCTTTGGCGTCATTATTCTGGCTGGAATTTGCTGCGTCTCTGCGTGCAAATTCTTCCTGCAGCTGAAGGTACTCAACACGGTTGATCTCGATATGGCCTTTTTTAAGCATCTCGTTCAACTTGCGTAAGGTGTGGAGTTCACTGGCTGCTGTGCCGGATACATTTTTGACGTAAAACGGCCCCGTGCGTTCTCCATCTTTGTTACTGGCCTTTTTCGGCTTAACTTCATCACGCCCATCTGCAGGTGCATCAAGTAGCTGCTCGGCAAAAGCACGTCGCTCGCCGATGGTTGGCAGGTCGTCCCAGAACTTAAGAATGTTACGGGACAGGTCCAGGAGAGCAGGTTTAAGCAGCGCCCTGGCTCGTTTGACGCCCTGTAATGCGCTGTCGAGAGCATCAATCTGAACTACTCGTTTATCGCCTTCAGCATCACGGTAGGCAACAGCACGTTGCAGCATGTCTTCTGTGATAGGGGTGGCTACCGGGTAGAAAACAGCCAGTGCGATAACGTCGCTGAACTCCAGATCATCCAGTGTCATTGCCGCTGACATGTTTTCAGCTTCAGTTGCTGTATCCCGACATTCCTGCACTCGTGAAATCGTGTCAGGATGCATAACAATACCTGATGCCATTGTGCGGATAAGACGTTCAAGCAGCGCATTATGTTGTGCCAGAAGTTGATTATTAAGTTCGAGACTGGTTTCTAAACTCATACTGTGGTCCTCGCTACAAGGAGAATGAAAGTGATGATCAGACCGAGCGCAGTGGCAACGGCCAGACCGGTCATCAAATCGAAGTTTTTACGGCGATAACGGAGAACATCGCGCCCCGTCAGTCGATGGATGTGTTCAGGTTTCATCGGTTGTATTCCTTTTTTCATATCGGGGAGCACGCTGTTGCGAGTGCGCTTTCAGACATAAAAAAGCCCGTCACTTGAGGCGGGCAAAGACTACACACAGCAATTACATGGATATCATCGAGTGCCTGCTTTTAACCACATCAGGCGAGGTGGTTCTCCTTGTACCCCTACAGTGAGAAATCGTCTAATATCTCTTCACCCCTACAGTTTGAGAGAGATTAGATATGTCTGAAGAAAAAGGAATTCTTTCCCGGATAACTGAATCGTTATCCGGCGTGGGAGGAGCAATTAAAAGCGCGGTTGGAGCAGCAAGAGAGATTCAGAATCTGACTGTCGACTATGCAGTTAAAGAGAAGACGCACATCTTACTCGATAAGCTAATGGATGTTCAGATGCAGCAAATGTCGCTTCAGGAGCTGCTGATTGCGGCTAAGGAGAAAATTGTTGAACTGGAAAATGAGAAAGTAAAGCAAGAGAACTGGGCCGCTGAAGCGGCGAGCTATGAACTTTACCAGCCTATGCGGGGTACTCTGGTCTATCGCAGCAAGCTTTCTGCAGATGCTGACCAATCTCCGGTTTATATTTGTCCCAATTGCTACGAGCAAAAGAGAAAATCTATATTGCAAGCGGAAGGTCTGGTTACTAAGCCAGGCCTTGGGCGAGCCGTTAATATGGTTTGTTCGTACTGTAGGGCTTCCTATCTGTTCAACCGAAATGCTTTAGAGGCCCGACTGCCTTCTGAAGATGAAAATCCGGGGAAGGCAATCACGGATTACGATCCTTACAACCAGTAATTTCTTTAAGCATGGGTACCCTTCCGGCCACCCAGAGTTAAAGGAACTAAGCGCCCCATCGTCGGGGCGTTTCAACTTGCGTGACTTATCAGTTCGTCGCGGTGTTGTCCTCTACGCTTACCGTACGCATACGGACTCGGCGCTTACCTCGATCCCATCGGGTGCCATTTCATTTTGCCAGGAGTACTGCGGCTTACCTGTCACGCGGTTCAGTTTGTTAAAGAGCCAGTATTAAAAAACGCATTAATTATGCGATATCGTATTTATATGCGTTATGGAATTTTGTGTCAATACGAAAATGAATTGTCTTGCAAATAAGAAAACCGCCCTTGTGGAGAGCGGTTTGATCAGAAGTAAGTTATCAGACTGTAAAGGTTAGTACATACGTAGCGCGGATTTGGCGATCCCCGCCACGTAATGGATTTTTTCAATGTTTTCGCGTGGTACTCTGACTGGTGGATGATCTTCATTTACAGACATTAGATGGAACAGGCCATCGCGTTCGAATAAGAAGGTTTTAACCATGACCTCACCGTCCCGGGTAACCACAAGTACTTCATCACCAGGAGTGTAGTCGTGGTTGGGTTCGACGATTACGAACTCCCCCTCTTTGATTCTAGGCATCATTGAATCACCAACACATTTCAGGGCGTATGCATCTTCATCCTTTGTCGGCCAGTATATGAAACCATCACTGCTACCTACTGAATATTGGGTGTCGCTCCAAAGTCCTCCAACGCCTAGCTGAGTGTTTCCCAAAACAGGTACTTTATTAAACCTAAGAGAAATATACGTTTTTATACCTGTCGCGTCCTCTTTCTCCATTTCTTGAAGGCTCCTTTCCGCCAAGTCTATTGGTGACACGTGGAAGTAGTCGGCGATCTGCTTTAACGTTGCGTATTTCGGATCTTTCACCTCTCCTGATACCAGCCTGTGTAGCGTTGGTTGGTTCAGCTGTAACCGACGTGCCAGCTCAGTTATCGAGCTTATCTTGGCTTTGTCCATCAGGTACTTGATGTTTTGAGAAAGGATATCGGTAGTATCAATCATTTGGATTCATCCATGTTGTATACAGGGACGGTGATTATGCGTTATCGGATATTTTAATCTAGGATGACATAGAATTGCTGCATTGCTGAGTAATCCGTTTTCGTATAAATTTGCGCTATAGACGAAAGTGGAGACTTAAATATGTCCGGACTAACACCACAAGAGATGGTCAAAAGCTTGATTGATTCAGGGTATACCCAAAACCAAATTGCCGAAATTGCAGGCGTGAAGCAGTCTTCTATTAGTCGGCTTCTTACCGGGGTTCATTCTGACCCTCGCTTTTCTACAGTACGTGCGATAGAAAAACTTTTTCAGGAAGTGACAGCTAGACAAAAGGTGTAACCCATGTCCGATAGCAAACCATGGGGCGCTACGCCTGATGAGTGGTTTCATTTCGACCTGGTATTGGGGCGAACTGCTCATCTTCTCCCAGTTGTATGTAACCCCGGTGCGACCATATCCCCTGATAGTAAACTGAAAGCGTTGGGTAAGACGCCGAGTCGCTATAACCGGGACCGCCAGGTCACCGGTATTGCTCAATGGACCGGGCATGTTGTTACTGAGCATGATTTTGCCCGCTGGTCGAATGAACCGGATTATGGCATCTGCGTGCGTACAGGCCATGGCTGGCTGGCGCTGGACTGTGATAGCGAAGATGAAGACATTCAGGCAGATATTCGCAAAACGCTTGTGCAACTTCTGGGTGAGTTGCCGCCGCGACGCTGGCGAGCAAACAGTAATAAGTGTCTGTATCTGCTGGCCGTTGATGGTGATTTCCGTAAGCGTATCCATCGCCTGGCGGGGGATATGGGCATTATCGAGTTGCTGGCGAACGGGCAGCAGTTCGTTGCCTGCGGTACGCACAGCAGCGGCGCGCGTATTGAATGGGACGGCGGTTTGCCGGATGAACCTCCGGCTATTACTGGTGAGCAGCTTGAAACGCTGTGGCAGCGCCTGGCTGAACAACTCCCTGTGTCGGTAACCACCGAAGCGGGCAACACGAAGATGCGCGACCGATCAGCATTCACGCCCGGCGCGACGGATGATACAGCTGAATATCTTGATGCCAATGGCTGGACGCTGCTGGATGGCGCAAATGGTGAACGATATATCCGCTGTCCGTTTGAAGACGGCCACAGTAGCGGGGGCGATCCAACAAGCACAGTTTATTTTCCTGCGGGAACCGCGGGCTTTGAGCAGGGGCATTTTAAATGCCTGCATGCCAGTTGTGCGCATCGTGATGACGGAGATTTCCTTAATGCCATCGGGATCCGCAACGACGATTTCGAAGATCTGACCAGCACCGAAGTGGCGGAACCTTTACCGCTGCCTGCTTTCGAGCGTGATAAATGGGGGCGTATCGAGGCAACCATCAGCAACGCAGCCAAAGCAGTAGTACGCCCTGATTTTGTGGACATCGATATTCGCTTTGACCAGTTCCGCGACGAAATCATGTTTGCCCCTGCAGGATCCGGACAATGGCGGGCATTCACCGATGCGGATTATGCGCGCCTGCGCATCACGATGGAAAAGCGGGGATTTAAACCTGTTGGTCGTGAACTTATTCGCGATGTGGTGTTACTTGCAGCCGATGAACAACCATTCGATTCAGCGATCACCTGGCTGAACGGACTGGAGTGGGATGGCGTGCCGCGCATCGAATGTTTCTACCATACGCACTTCGGTACAGCCGACACGCCTTATACCCGTGCGGTGTCTATGTACATGTGGACCGCGTTGGCGGGGCGAGTACTGGAGCCAGGCATCAAAGCGGATATGGTGCCGATCCTCGTTGGTCCGCAGGGCTGCGGTAAGTCTTCCGGAGTGGAGGCACTGAGCCCTGATCCTGCGTTTTTTACTGAAATCTCTTTTGCCGAAAAAGACGATGATCTCGCTCGAAAAATGCGTGGTCGGCTGGTGGCAGAGATTGGTGAACTGCGCGGACTTAATACCAAAGAGCTGGAGTCAATCAAAGCGTTTGTGACGCGTACTCACGAAAACTGGATCCCGAAATACCGGGAGTTCGCCACCCAGTTTCCTCGTCGCCTGGTGTTCGTTGGTACCACCAATGAGGACGAATTCCTTGCGGACAAGACTGGTAACCGTCGCTGGCTCCCCGTGGAAGTGTCGAAAGTCGACGTGAAAGCGATAAAAAGAGATCTCCTTTTACTTTGGGCTGAGGCTCGTGAGGTGTTTCAGCGTCTGGGGGGTATCCAGTTCCGTGAGGCTGAACAACTGGCAGCGAGTGTCCATGAACAGTACACCATCAAGGATGCTTGGCTTGAAACGGTAGAGAAATGGCTCGACACGCCAGACCTGATGACTAATGAACTTCCGCGAAATTGCGAATTTTTACGCGCAAGTGATGTTTTGCGTGATGCGATTGGGCTAAATCCTGACCGCATCGGAAAACGCGAAGAAATGCGAATTAGTAATGTTTTGCAAAATTGCGGGTATAAGCGTGCCCAAAGGCGAATTGGGGGGAAAAAACGCAAGGTTTGGAAACCGCTGGAACCACGCGGAACCACCTAAAAGAGAAGGTGGTTCCACCTTGCAGACCTTGTGGCAAGCGGGGCGGAACTACTGGAACCACTGGAACCGCCTTTCTACTAGAAACCCCATATATATATATAAGTCGATTGAGGGAAAGGTTAGGAAAAGGTGGTTCCAGGTGGGGGCAGGTGGTTCCACTCCGAATTAGCAACTTTTTGCATGTTGATACATGCAATATGCGGATCGGAACTGCGTTATCCACACCCACGGATAAACAGACGTAGTTCTCAGAAAAATTTTTCGTAGCAAAACGTAGAGGTCAGAGCTATGCGTAATATTCAACAGGTTTTAGAGCGCTGGGGTGGCTGGGCAGTGAGTGAAGGTGGTAGCGTCTACTTTCCTCCTGTTGCAGCCGGGTTTAAGAATCTGCTACCCGCGACGCAGTCTGGAAGGCTGAAATGCAGTGACAATGACGGTCTTATCATCAACTCCGCTATGAGCTGCCTGAAGAAAAAAGATCCGTATCTGTGCACGCTCCTTGAGTGGCATTACGTCCAGGCCATGCCCGTGCGGGCGATGGGTGAGAAGCTCGGCGTATCTCACACCCACGTTCTGAAGAGGCTTCAGGCGGCAGAGGGATTTATTGACGGTTGCTTAGCCATGCTGGATGTGGTGCTCGAAATGGATCAGTCGGTTCAGTCAAAGCCTCAGGCTATCAGGACTTTGCGTAGGAGCTGCTCGGCGGCATAATATCCAGCAATCAATCACGTAAGGGAACCAGATGGCTCTGATCAGCGTTCGCAACAGATTTGAAAGCTTCATGGAACAGAGGTACCCAGACCTGTCGTTGCAGGTCAAAGGTAATATTGGCGCATCAATGAAGGCTCAACTTGGCATCAGGATTGAACGAGAATTGTACAGTGAAGATGTTACTTACTGTGATTCAGCAGTTCAGTTGATGTGGACACTCTTTCAGGCAGGTGTTCTGGCCGAACGAAGAGCTACCAGCGTTACGCTTCCTGCGCTGAAGGCAAAGCCGGATAGCTTCTACGATGCGGGTTATAACGAAGGTATTCAGGACTGTCGTAAACATCTGACGGCATCAGGCATCAAGGTAAGATAAAAAATAGTTGTGGAATTCCAAAAAGCCGATTAGCCTGATATCTGTTGAAAACAGTTCATCACGAAGAGGCTTCCGCAAGGGGGCCTTTTTTATTGCCCCATTCTGGGGAAAAGTTAATAAAACAGGGCTTTCGCTGCGAAAAAACGCTATGCAGTTTTTGCCCTTTTTTATGCACCTTTTATTCACTCGAATTTCGCCATTCTGGACCACTTAAGTTGATTAAATAGGCCTTTCATCGCAAATCTATTGCGAGCGGTGATCGTGTGGTTCCTATAACATTATGTTAAATAACTTCCTTTTTTAACAAATTTAACAAGGTTCGCTATGGCGAACTTTTTTTGTATTCAGGGCCCACCGAAGGACGGCTCATAACCCAATCCTACGGGCGTATACGCAGGGCCCGCCTTTCAACAGCACCCCGTAATGGCGGAGGTGGGAAGTATGAAAATGCACAATGCTCCTCATTCCTGGCCTGACTTACTGGAACTCTTACAAAGTTGGTGGCGTGGAGATACGCCGTTGGGCGCAGTGGTTATGTCAATTGTTATGGCTGGCTTGCGCATTGCCTATTTTGGCGGTGGCGGCGGCTGGAAACGAAAAACGCTTGAGATTTTGCTCTGTGGTGCTCTGACGCTGACCTTTGCATCCGCGCTTGAGTATGTCGGATGGCCTAAATCACTTTCTGTTGCCATTGGTGGTGGTGTTGGGCTGATCGGTGTCGATGCTATTCGTGGGGCTGCAATGCGAGTAATCGGTAACAAGTTTGGTGGCTCTAAGGAGTAATTCATGCAGACACTAAATTCCCAACGTAAAGCTTTCCTGGATATGGTGGCATGGTCAGAAGGAACGGATAACGGGCGACAACCGACACGTAATCACGGTTATGACGTTATCGTCGGAGGTGAGTTGTTCACTGATTACTCCGATCATCCCCGCAAACTTGTCACGCTAAATCCGAAACTCAAATCAACAGCCGCCGGACGTTACCAGCTTCTTTCACGCTGGTGGGATGCCTACCGCAAGCAACTTGGCCTGAAAGATTTTTCTCCAGAAAGCCAGGATGCTGTAGCGCTGCAGCAGATTAAAGAGCGTGGCGCTTTACCGATGATTGACCGCGGCGATATTCGTCAGGCAATCGACCGTTGCAGCAATATCTGGGCTTCGTTGCCGGGCGCTGGTTACGGTCAGTATGAACATAGAATCGGTGACCTGATTGCCCGATTTAAAGAAGCTGGTGGGGTGGTAAATGAAGCTGAGATATAAGCTGGTTATTGTTGCCTTCTTTGTTACCGTCATCGGTTCTTTTATCTGGTCTGCCGGGCATTACTACAGCAAATATCAACACGAAAAAGAGCGCGCTGATGAGGCTGTACGAAATGCTGAATCAGCAACAGCCATTACCCGTAACGTCCTGCAATCACTGCAAATCATCAACACAGTTATAGAGGCTAACCAGCATGCAAAACAGCAGATCGCACTGGAGTCACAGAGAACCCAGGAAGATATCAAAGTGGCTGTTGCGGATGATGATTGCGCTGTTCGTATCGTTCCTTCTGGCGCAGTTAAGCGGTTGCACGAATACGCGAACGGTATACGTGTCGGTGCCGGTCGTTCCGTTACCAGCCAGTCTGACGGATGAAACACCCCAGCCAGATTTACCCGACCCGTTTACGTGGGGAGCCAGCCTTAACCTGAATGTTGCGTTGTTGTCAGCGTTAGCACAGTGCAACAGGGATAAGGCTGATATCAGGACTTTTGAGAAAAACAGGGCAGCACAAACCAATGGCACGATTAAACGTTGAAGTTATCCCACCAGACAGCGAAACGATGAACGGGATTTTTGCAGAGATTGAACGTAAATATGCGCATCAGCCGATGACGCCAAAAGTTATCGATGAAATGCAACGCGAAGCGGCGCGCCTTGTACGGCGAGCGACAAACACGAAGGTTACGTTCGTTCGGGACTGACATTACAGAAGCTCCTTTGATAAGGGGCTTCGATAATGTCACTAAGGGGAAAAATTCATGGCAAAACCGGACTGGGAGGCTATCGAAACGGCGTACCAGTGGCGGGTGAAGTATAGGGTATCTATTTATTCATCATCTGAAAAAAGAGTTGTCCGGATAGGTTTCAATAACGGTTATGTTTGAAAGACGCGAGGGGTTAACCGTGAACTCATTTTCACCAAGATAACGACTGTGGGCATTGGGGCCAGCTAATATAGAACAGGCTGGAGCTTCAGCTCTTAACAGCAAACCTGGTGATTTGTATGCATTCAATCCACGACCAAACTTCTCGGCGACTGAAATGTCCGTTGTCCAGCAAAATCCAATGAGCCCTTTATCGAACCTGTCTTTATTTTCTCCCCGATAAAGTACAAGGCTGTCACCATCATATGTTGGCAATAAGAGCGTTAATAGTTTGAGGAGAATTGAGTCGTCGTTGATCTTTTCACGTATAAAGGCCCCAGACTCAACCCATTGACTATGGAATGAATTTTTCATGGCAATTGATACTGGCTTTGCGTTATCGATGCTTTTGATAAACTCAACCCATCTGTTCCGACTGTGAATGTAATCAAGAAATTTCCTCTCATCGGACACCTTCGATTGAGGGCGGTTATAAGCTGCGAAATCTTCTAACTTCATAATTTCCTCAGGTATATCAATGGCACTCACCGACAAGCAAGAAATGTTCTGTCGCGAGTACCTCATCGATTTAAACGCCACGCAAGCGGCTATTCGGGCGGGGTACAGCGCAAAGACAGCTAACCGTACCGCATCCGAAAACCTGTCAAAACCTGACATACAATTCAGAATCGCCGAACTGAAAGCGCAACGCAATGATCTTGTTGGTATTAATGCAGAATATGTACTTAATCGCCTTATTGAAATCGACCAGATGGATGTGCTCGACATTCTCCTGCAAAATGGTGAGCTAAAGCCCATTAAAGACTGGCCTAAGGTATGGCGCACAACGCTATCAGGAATGGATGTCGTGGAGATGGTATCCGCAGATAGCGCCGCACTTCTGAAGAAAATCAAATGGCCTGATAAGGTTAAAAACCTTGAGTTGCTTGGGCGTCATGTTTCTGTTCAGGCGTTTAAAGACAACGTCAAAAATGAAGTGACTGGTGCTGACGGAGGATCAGTCAGAACAGAAATTACCAACTTAACGCCGGAGCAGGCTGCAGAAGCATATAAAAAAATGATGGGCTAAGTATGCCGTTACCATTTCACTTCGATTTTAAACATCCTGATTACCAGATGGTTTTTGAATGGCGGATGGAACGCTTACTGCGCATTCGCCAGAACCCTGAAATATTGCCAGCACTAAAACAGTTTTACCGAACCAATCCGGCTCAGTTCATCATCGACTGGGGCATGACAACGGACCCGCGTAATATTGATTATGGCCTGCCGGTGACCATTCCGTTTTTACTCTTTCCTAAGCAGGAGGAGTGGATCCACTGGATTATGGAACGCTGGAGCAATCGGGAGAATGGTATTACCGAAAAATCCCGTGAAATGGGGCTCAGTTGGACCGCGATCGGACTGGCCTGCTCGCTTTGTCTCTTCAACAAAGAAATGGTTATCGGTTTCGGCTCCCGTAAAGAGGAATACGTCGACAGCACCGGTGACCCGAAAGCATTGTTCTGGAAGGCGCGCAAGTTCGTGGAAACGCTACCTGTAGAGTTTCGCGGTTCGTGGAGCGAGAAGAAGCACGCGCCATATATGCGTGTTGAGTTTCCTGAAACTGGTGCCGTTATCAAAGGCGAGGTTGGCGATAATATTGGTCGTGGTGACCGTACCACGCTTTATCTGGTTGATGAGGCTGCATTCCTTCAGCGTCCTCTGCTGATTGATGCGGCGTTGTCACAAACGACGCGTTGCCGTATCGACCTGAGTTCAGTTAACGGCATGGCTAACCCGTTCGCTCAGAAGCGTCATGGCGGGAAGATACCGGTATTCACATTCCACTGGCGGGATGATCCTCGCAAGGATGAAGAGTGGTATCGCAGGGAATGCGAGAAAATCGATAATCCGGTGGTGGTGGCACAGGAACTTGATCTGAACTACAGCGCATCAGCGGAAGGCGTTCTGATTCCATCCGAATGGGTACAGGCTGCCGTTGATGCGCATATCAAACTGGGTATCCAGCCAACAGGCAAACGACTTGGCGCGATGGATGTCGCCGACGAAGGCAGGGACAAAAATGCCTTTTCCACCCGTCATGGCTTCCTCCTGGAAAATGTGCGGGAATGGTCCGGTGTGGGCAGCGACATTTATCAGTCCGTCGAGAAGGTTTTCGGTTTTTGCGAACAGGACAACCTCGAAGAGTTTCGCTTTGACGAGGACGGGCTGGGCGCTGGCGTTCGCGGCGATGCACGCGCTATCAACGAACTGCGTAACGTTGCGCGTCGACCGTCAATACTCGCCACACCGTTTCGAGGTAGTGGCGCGGTATTTGATCCAGATGATGAAGCTGTTCGCGGGGACAACGGGCAAGCCGCACGTCTGAACAAGGACTTCTTCGCTAACGCCAAAGCCCAGAGCTGGTGGCGGTTACGTAAACTTTTTCAGAATACCTGGCGCGCCGTGGCTGAAGGTATGGCTTACAACCCGGACGAGATCATCTCAATCAGCAGTAGCATGGCACTCAAAGATAAACTCATCATCGAGCTTTCGCAGCCGACCTATTCCATTAATGGTGTGGGAAAAATAGTTATTGATAAACAGCCTGATGGAACCCGATCGCCAAACCTTGCCGACTCGGTGATGATCAACTATGCCCCAATGAATTCAGCCCTGAACATCTGGGAGCTGCTAGGGAGACAGGCCTGATGGCACGAAACAAACAAGCCCTGCGGCGAACTGCGCAGGCCACAGCTGATGGTTATGAGAATTTTATTGCCCGCGTAGGGATGCAGACACCTAACCAGCACTCAGCATCCACCTACCGGGCTAATTTCACCAGTCGTAACCGCATGCTGGTGGAATGGTCCTATCGTTCGTCCTGGATCATCGGCGAAGCGGTCGATGCTATCCCGGATGATATGACCCGCAAAGGCATTCGCATCACTTCGGAAATTGATGCAAAAGATCGTGGCATTCTCGAATCACAACTGGATGAGTTGCAAATCTGGGATGCGCTGAATGACGTGCTGAAATGGTCGCGCCTCTACGGCGGCGCGGTGGGTTTCATCATGATTGAGGGGCAGGCACCAATGACCCCGCTGCGACCCGAAACCATCGGTAAGGGCAAGTTTAAGGGGATTCTCCCGCTCGACCGCTGGATGATTGACCCGGTACTGACCCGCCGCATTAAAGATATGGGGCCGGACCTGGGTAAACCTGAGTTTTATGATGTGGTGACCACAGCAACGGGAATTCCTGCCTGGCGCATTCATCACAGTCGCCTGATTCGCTTTGATGGCGTCACGCTGCCATTTCAGCAGAAGATGACCGAGAACGAATGGGGAATGTCGGTTGTAGAGCGTATCTGGGATCGTCTTACCGCGTTCGACAGCGCTACTGTCGGTGCGGCGCAGCTGGTCTACAAGGCGCATTTGCGTACCTACAGCGTGGAGAAGCTACGCGAGCTTATCGCACTTGGTGGTCCTGCGTATGAAGCGTTGCTGAAGAATATTGACCTGATTCGACAGTTCCAGAGCAATGAAGGCATGACGCTCATGGACTCGCGGGATAAGTTTGAAACCCATCAGTACAGTTTCAGTGGTCTGGATGACATCCTTTCGCAGTTTGCAGAACAGATTAGTGGCGCTGTTGGTATTCCACTGGTGCGGCTGTTTGGACAGTCCCCGAAAGGATTTTCTACCGGTGATGCAGACCTTGCCAACTATTACGACCGGGTAAGCTCGCTGCAGGAGAGACGTTTACGTCTTCCGGTGCGGCGGATACTGGATATCATGCATCGTTCGGAACTTGGCAAGCCGCTCCCGGATGATTTCACGTTTGAGTTTAACCCGCTCTGGCAAATGTCTGATGTCGATCGTTCAACGGTGGCGTTAAATACCACCAACGCAATCAGTACAGCGCTGGGTGATGGTCTGATGACACTGAAAGCCGCTATGACTGATTTGCGCGAAAATTCTGACGTAACCGGCATCGGGGCATCCATTACCGACGAGGACATAGAGAATGCCGAAGACGAAGCGCCGCCCGGCATCGGCGAACCTGATGACGAACCGCAGGAACCGTCAGGCGGAAATCCGGTATCGAACCAGTCTACGCAGGATAGCGCGGGCGGTCGGGGACATCGTAAATGGTCGCTACGATGGTTCAAATGACAGTATCACGGAAATTATTGAGGCGCTGGAACGCTACAGTGAAATCATCACCCCCTGGGCGACAAAGGTCGCGGAAAACTTTACCGCCGACATTGTGCGCAAGAATGATGAGCAGTGGCGTAAACACAGCAAAACCATCAGCCGTGAGCTACGCAATCTGGTAAACAGTGCCCCTCCAGGGCAGGTGATGAAATCCATCGTTGCTGAACAGGTTAAGTACATCAAATCGCTACCCCTCGAGGCGGCTGACAGGGTGTACGACATCCAGAATCGGGCGACAGAAGCTGTTATTACCGGTGGGAGAGCGGAACATTTTGCTAAAGAAATAGCCGCATCGGGTGATATAGCAAAGTCCAGAGCTGACCTGATTGCCCGTACTGAACTTGGACGTGCAACCGGAGCGCTGGATCAGGCGCGTGCGCTGTCAATTGGTTCGAATGGTTATATCTGGCGTACAGCCGAAGATGGTGACGTCAGGCATTCTCATCAGGAAATGGAAGGTAAATTTGTCGAATGGGGCAAACCTCCAACGCTTGACGGCATGACAGGTCATGCTGGCGAGCTCCCGAATTGTCGCTGTTATAAAGAAATCGTTTTTCCCACCTCCCAATCTTATCCCGCCTGAATCGCAGGTAACCCATGAAATATTTTTTCAATACCCGGCTGGGAGAAACCCGCTACCAGCTGGCTGACGGCTCGTTGCTGTGCAAAGACGTGCCGATAGGACGAACAGGTAAGCAGCTCTATGGTGCTGATGATCTGCCAAAACTGAAACCCGATAAGTTCGGTGAAATAGTCGTCACGCGTTCTCCTGAGCAGGTATTCCATCCGGCCACGCTTGCCTCATTCGAAGGGATGAGCATCACGATCCTGCATCCTGAAGATGAAAACGGGAATGTGCGGCTGGTAAATCCCGAGAACTGGAAAGAGCTTGCTGTCGGGCACCTCCAGAATGTCCGGCGCGGGACGGGTGAGCAGTCTGATTTAATGCTGGCTGACCTTATCGTCAAAGACGAAAACGCCATTCAGCTTATCGAAGATGGCCTGCGTGAAGTGTCGTGCGGCTATGACGCGGAGTACGAGCAGACCGAGCCAGGTAAAGCCGAGCAGGTCGATATTACCGGAAACCATGTGGCTCTTGTCCCCAAAGGCAGAGCCGGAAATCGTTGTGCAATTGGAGACAGAGACACAATGGCAAATCAAAAGAAAAACTGGTGGAACCGCATGCGTGCAGCCATCAAGACAGGAGATGCCGACACCATGAACGAACTGGTGGAGTCGGCTCCCGCATCGGTTACAGGAGATGAGGGGGATTTGCCGCAGGGCGTTAATCTCAACATCAACCTGTCCCCGCAGCAACCACTACCGGACAAAGCACCAGAGATGGGTGGAGGTCCAACCGGCGACAGTGATGATGACCTCAAAACATTACTGAAAGCCCTGCTGGCTAAGCTGGAAGGAAATGCCACGGGCGATAACGATAATAAGCCTGACGATAATCCGACCGGTGACGGCGAGGACGATGAAGAGGAAACCACGATTACTGGTGACTCAGCCTGGCGTGCCGAAGTTATCGTTCCGGGTATCGATCTGAGCCGTAAGATGAAACCGACCGCGTTCAAACGCGAGGTTCTGGCTTCCGCAGATAAAACGCTGGTTCGCCAGATCGTCGGTGATGCGGATATCCGCAAATTGCCGAAACAATCGGTCGACATGGCGTTTAATGCCGTGTCTGAGATTGCCAAAGGGCGAAACACCCGCGCCACCACCGGCGATGCACAGCGCCTAAACATGGGCATGACCAGTATCGCTTCCCTGAACAAACAAAACGCTGAATTCTGGGCAAACCGTAAAGGGTAAAAAATGAATAATGTATTTCTGTACCGGATGCCTGTTGGCATTGCCGGGGCTGTCTCTCGCCCGCAGGACTTAACCGTCGAACCGGTGGTCCTTAAATCCGATAACGCCTTCGCTGCCTATGGCCTGGCTGGTAAATACGATGATGACGGTTTTTTCGTGCCGCTGGCAGATGGTGATACCGCAGACAAGGTGAAGGGGATCTACGTGCGCCCTTATCCGACCACTTCGCAGCCGGACATGGTTCGCCAGGTGGGGACTGGCAAGAACTTCCCGGGCGACGCCATGAAGCGTGGCTACGTGACCGTTAATCTCGGTTCTGATTTTGATGCCAGCACCATCAAAAAAGGCGACCCGGTATACGTTGTCGTCTCCACTGATGAATCCATCAAAGTGCCGCTGGGTGGATTCATGGCCACGTCAGTCAGTGGCAAAAACGTGGTGCTGACCAACGCTGAATTCACAGGTGCCGGTGATGCTGACGGCAATGCAGAAATTTCCTGGAAGATTTAAGGAACAGACGAATGATTACTTTTGATCAGGCAACCGTTGACAGCTCTGGTGCCTTTCTCATCGGGGAGCTGGAGCGACTCGACCAGACGCTGAACCTGCCACTGGTGGGGTACACCTGGACCCGCGATATTCAGTTGCGTGAAGATGTCTCTATCGCAGATGACATTTCCAGCTGGACGAATACCAGCTTCGCCGCTGCGGGTACTGGTGCAAATCCGAATGGCAAAAACTGGGTAGGCAAAGACTCAACCGCTATTGCTGGCGTGAACGTGGATATCGGCAAATCCGGTAACCCGCTGAACCTGTGGGGGATGGAACTTGGCTGGACGGTCATAGAATTGCAGGCTGCTCAGCAGGTCGGACGCCCGATCGATACGCAGAAGTATGACGGGATGCAACTGAAATGGCAGATGGATAACGATGAACAGGTGTATGTTGGCGATTCCGCATTAAACCTGAAAGGTCTTGTTACCCTGGACGGTGTGCCTGTCAACAACGCTGCCAAAACGTGGGCAACCTCAACACCGGACGAAATCCGCGCAAGCATTAACCAGGTGCTGTCTGATGCGTGGGCCGCTTCTGGTTACTCTGTGGTTCCGCGTGATTTGCTGATCCCGCCTGAGCAGTTTGCTCTGTTGTCCAGCATCATCGTTTCATCTGCGGGTAACCAGTCCCTGTTGACGTACCTTCAGACCAACACCATCAGCTATCACCAGAACGGTGTTCCGCTGAATATCCGCGCGGTTAAATGGCTGAAAGGCCGTGGTGTGGGGAATAAGGATCGCATGATTGCGTATACCAACGATAAAAAATACGTCCGTTACCCGCTGGTTCCGCTTCAGAGCGTGCCGGTGCAGTATCGCGGTCTGTATCAGATCGTCACTTACTACGGCAAGCTGGGTGCGGTTGAGCCAGTGTATAAAGAAACTCTGTCCTATGTGGACGGTATCTGATAACCAGAATGGCCCCGAAAGGGGCCTGAAGGAAACTGAAATGGCGAAAGAAAAGCTGGTTACCATCCATGTTCACACCCCGTTTACGCTGACGCTCGGCGATCAGTCAAAACAGGAGTTTGGCCGGGGACGACATAACGTACCGGAAGAAGTCGCGTCGCACTGGTTCACCCAGGCGCACTCTGAGCTTTCCGAAAGCGTGATTAGCGACACCGATGATCTGCAACCCATTATCGACGGCCTGCAAGCGCAGATTGCCGACAAAGATAAGCTGATTGCCGATCTGAAAGATGCATTGCTCAAACTGCAGGAGCAGAACGACAGCCTGCAGGCGCAAATTACTGCCGCCCGGGCTGGCGGTAATGGGGCTAAAGATGTCAAAGAATCAAAGTCTGCCAGCGGTAAGTGATTTTCGACGCGACTTCCCGCAGTTTGCTGACCCGGCAAAATATCCCGACGCCCAAATCGGGTTCCGTCTGAATCTGGCCGATGAACTGCTGACCGAAAACGTCACCGGCAAAAAGTTGTTTCCGTACTTTGCCGGGTTGTTCGTTGCGCACTACATGACGCTCTGGGCGGCAGACAGCAGAGCGATGCTGGCTGGTGGTCCGGGCGGTTCAACCAATGGTGTTCAGTCCTCAAAGTCCGTTGACAAGGTAAGCGTCAGCTATGACACCAGCGCGACGCTGAATCCTGATGCAGGTTTCTGGAATAACACCCGATATGGCGCTGAATTTTATCAGTTGATCACGATGTTCGGTGCAGGCGGTCGCCAGCTATGAGTTTCAAAAGCGGTGTAACAACGAGGGTGGATAACGCTAAGGCCATTCTGGATGCGCTCAGGTCGTTAACCAAAAAAGATGTGCTGGTCGGCATCCCTTCGGAAGACAGCGGGCGGGATGATGTTCCGTTTGGTAATGCGGGCATCGGTTACCTCAACGAATACGGCTCACCAGAGCAGAACATCCCGCCACGACCTCACCTGGTCCCCGGCGTTAAATCGGCAGAAGAGCAGACGGTGCCGCAGCTCAAAGCCGCGGCGCAGGCTGCACTTGATGGTAATGCTGCGGGAGCAGAACGCGCACTCAACCGTGCCGGAACGCTGGCCGCTAATGGCGTCAGGCGTTACATGACCATTACCGGCTTTACGCCGCTTGCTGACAGCACTGTTGAAGCCCGGGCTCGTCGGGGGCGCAAGGGGGCAACACTGGAACTTGCCCGGCGCGCTGCTGGCGAATCTCCCGGAACCGATCTGGCGAAACCATTAATTGACACCGGGCAATATCGCAGAGCTATTACCCATGTTGTGAGGGATAAAGATGCCGACTCTTGATGTAACAGATGTGCTTTTTGACCCCGATTTTTGCGACTTCAATTTGTGGGTAACACGCCGTGTGCAAACGGTGGATGAGGACGGGATCGGCAGCGACAGCGAAGTTAAAAAGCAGTTTGCCGGAGTCGTTACTGTTGATCGCTCTCTGGAAAACCGTCGTATGCAGGCCGGGCAGGTAATCAGTGGTGCAATTCTGATTGTGACGACTGAGCGACTGACGCAGGGACAGACTGGCCGTGATGCCGATATCGTGACGTATCAGGGCCGTGATTATCGTGTGACTTTCGTCGACCCGTATACAGCGTATGGTGCCGGATTCGTTCAGGCGCATTGTGAGTTGCTGCCGTTTGATGGGGGAATTCCGGTTGAGCAATAACACCAGCACAGAGCGCGGATGGCTGATACCAACCAGTGGCGATCCGGATTATGACGAAGCGCTCGACAGGCTGTTAAGCCAGTGGATGCGTAACGTTTCCGGCCTGTCTGCCGGGATGGTTCGCCCGCGCTGGCAGAAAGAGCAGCCGCCACTGCTACCGGTTGAAACGAACTGGTGTGCGTTTGGGGTTATCGGATGGTCAGGTGATGACAGTCCGGCATTCACCAGACAGACCGATGATGGCTCTCAGCTCTGGCGGCATGAAACGATTGAGTGTATGGCTTCGTTTTATGGACCGGCGGGGATGGTGTATGCGTCCCGGTTTCGTGACGGTATATCTGTGCCGCAGAACAATGCAGCACTGAATGCGCTGGGGCTGTCTCTTGGCGATTACACAGGTCTGACTCCCTTCCCTGAACTTATTAATCAGCAATGGGTCCGCCGCTACGATATGACGGTGCGCCTGCGCCGGAAGGTTGTGCGCGAGTACGGTATTAAATCGCTGGTGGAAGCACCAGTCATCTTTTTCGGAGATTAAGCTATGGCACAGGGCTTGCCTGTATCAAACGTTGTTAATGTTGATGTGATCATGTCGCCGCGTGCAGCATCAGGGCGAAATTTTGGTGCATTACTCATTCTCGGCCCGTCCACAATCATTCCGGTAAGTGAGCGCATTCGTCGTTATTCTGCCGCGGAAGATATTGGAAAAGATTTTGGCGTGGAATCACCAGAATATAAGGCTGCGCAGGTGTTTTTCTCACAATCACCGAAACCTCAGGAGGTTTTTGTTGGTCGTTGGGTGAAAACGAAGGGAGACAGCGAACAGGCCACGCCTGAGACGCTGGAGCAGGCTGTGAATGCCATGCTCGATTATACTTCATGGTATGGGCTGGGGATTGCAGACGATGAAGATATTCCGGATGCAGACTGGCTGAAAGTGGCTGCGGCGATCGAATCCTCTTCTGTAAGCCGTATTCTGGCGATTACGACAAGCGATGAGAAATGCCTGCAGACTGCATCCAGCGATGATTTGGCATCAAAACTGAAAACCGCCGGATATTCACGCAGTTTTATTCAGTATTCATCGGGTAATAAATACGCTGCGTTATCTGCATTTGGCCGGGCATTCACGGTTAATTTCAATGGCAGTAATACCGCGATTACGCTCAAGTTTAAGCAGGAGCCGGGTGTCGGGTATGAAACACTGACAGTCAGCCAGGCATCGGCACTTGATGCAAAAAACTGCAATGTGTTCGTGTACTACCAGAATGATACAGCTATCCTCCAGCAGGGAGTGATGGCTAACGGCGATTTCTTTGATGAACGCCACGGCCTGGACTGGTTACAGAATTATGTGCAGACCAACCTCTATAACCTGCTTTATACCAGCACCACGAAAGTTCCCCAGACTGAAGCCGGTATTACCCGACTGTTATCAAATGTTGAAAAATCACTGGATCAGGCCGTTCAGAATGGACTGATTGCTCCGGGCGTATGGAACGGGGGCGACCTTGGTCAGTTGTCATCAGGTGACACACTGCCCAAAGGTTATTACGTATACGCCCAGCCGCTGGATGAACAGGCACAATCAGAACGTGAAGCCCGTAAGGCTCCGGTGATTCAGGCTGCAATAAAACTTGCAGGCGCGGTTCATTACGCTGACGTACAGATTAACGTTGTTCGCTAAGGGGAAGTGAATGTCTACCTATTCTTTTATGGATGTCACTGCGACGCTGACCGGGCCGACCGGTTCGATTGACCTCGGGTACGGTTCGGCAAGTTCTGAAGAGGGGATTGTGGTTGCGATGGGCGGTCCTAAAAACACCATGACCATCGGTGCTGATGGCGAAGTGATGCACAGTCTCCATGCAGATAAAAGCGGGACGATTACCGTTAACCTTCTGAAGACATCACCGACAAATAAAAAATTGTCGCTGGCGTATAACGCACAGAGCCAGTCTTCTGCCACATGGGGGAATAACGTTATTGTGATCCGAAACAAGGTCAGCGGCGACATCATCACGGCACGCAGTGTTGCGTTCCAGAAACAACCGGATAATGCCAACGCTAAAACCGGTAATACGATGCCGTGGGTGTTTGACTGCGGCAAGATTGACCAGGTTCTCGGGGAGTTTTAATACATGGAATTCGAAATCAAAGGCGTGAAATATCGCGTGGCAAAACTCAGCGTTTTTGACCAGCTGAAAGTGACCCGCAAACTTCTGCCGGTACTGGCGGGAATGATGTCAGATTTCGGGAGCATTCGCTCCCTGTTGCCTGCTGATGGCAAAATCGACACCGTGAAATTCGATCAGTTGAAAACGGTATTTGAAACCCTGCTTCCGCGTATCGCTGAGGAACTGTCTTCCCTGACTGAAGAAGACACCAACGCGATTATTCATCCGTGCCTGGCCGTAGTATCACGTAAGCACATGGACGGATGGACGCCGATATTTAAAAGCGGTCAGCTGATGTTCGATGATATCGACCTGCTAACCATGCTGCAGCTGGTGGCGCGGGTGGTCGCCGATTCGCTGGGAAATTTTTTGCCCGTGAGCCCTACCAGCCCGACGCCGGGCCAGCTTCAGGGTTGACCCTCAACAGCCTACCAGACGGGCTGTCTTATCTCCTTGACCCGGTTGATGCCGGGTTAATCCCTTATTACGCGCTGAAGGATGGATCAATCGATCTGTGCGATATCGCGCTGATGAATGACCACCTGGCCGTTAAGGCTGACAACCAGCGCCGTATAGAGAAATGGAGAGAGGATAATGAACGCTGAGACTATTAAAGATTTCCTCGTCTCGCTTGGTTTCGATATCGACGAAGCTGGCGCGGAAAAGTTCGATTCAGTCCTGGCCGGCACGACCGCAAACGCTATCAAAATGGGGCTGGCTGTTGAAGGAGCTGCGCTGTCCGTGGTGGCCTTCACGGCTAAGATCGCCTCCGGCCTGGATAATCTTTACTGGGCGTCACAGCGCACCGGCGCGACAGTCCAGGGAATTCAGTCTATTGGCTATGCGGTTTCGCAGGTTGGCGGCAGCGTGGACGCTGCGCGATCTTCTCTGGAAAGCCTCTCCCGGTTTATTCGTAACAATCCCGGTGCAGAAGGCTTTCTGAATCGCCTGGGCGTACAGACCCGTGATGCCAGCGGTAACATGCGTGACATGGCCGCTATTTTTACGGGCGTTGGACAGAAACTCAGCAGCATGCCGTATTACCGGGCTAACCAGTATGCGCAGATGCTGGGCATTGACGAAAATACCCTTATGGCGATGCGCCGGGGTGTGGGTGGCTTCTCCGGGCAGTACAGCGCAATGGCGAAAGCTATCGGCTTCAATGCTGACGAGGCGGCCAGAAGCTCCAACAAATTTATGACCTCCCTGCGTGAGTTTGGCGCGATGGCAGGCATGGCCCGTGACAAAATCGGCTCTAATCTTGCGGGGGGGCTTGCGGGTTCGCTGGACACCCTGCGCCGCCATATCCTGGACAACTTCCCTCGTATCGAGCAGACCCTGACGAAAGCCATAAAAGGCATTCTGGCGCTCGGGGATATTATTGGGCGGCTGTTCTTCAGACTGATTGAGGGGACATCAGGCCTTATCACCTGGTGGCAATCGCTGGATAAGCAAACGCGGGAGTTGATCTCGCTGTTTGGCGCACTGACGATTGCGCTGCGCATTCTGAACAGTACGTTCTGGATGTCGCCGATTGGCCTCATTACCGCGCTGGCGGCGGGTATTGCCCTCCTGTGGGAGGACTATCAGACCTGGAAGGAAGGCGGCGACAGCCTGATTGACTGGGGCAAGTGGAAACCGGAGGTCGATGCCGCGCTGAAGATGGTTCGTGACCTTAAAACGACCGTTAACGACCTGGTGAAAGCGCTGGCGAAACTGCTCAATATTGACCCCAAATCATGGTCCCTGAAGTGGGATTTCAGCAACTTCATCGACCAGATGGGCGAATTCAGCAAAATGCTGAACATGATCGCTGACCTGCTCAACGCCATTAAAGATGGCCGCTGGGCTGATGCCGCCAGCATTGGCAAACAGATGCTCAATCAGGGCAGCGAAAATCCGTCAGCGATGCCGATGGTTACTGACAGCGCCAACGGTACCGCCGACTGGATTAAAGAGCACTGGGGATTCGATCCTCGCAGCGTGGGCCGAACGGTGCGCGGCTGGTTTGGTACTGATGAACCTGAACAGCTCGGCCAGTCAGTCAAGCGGCCACAGCCAACCAAAGCGGGCTCTGAGTTGCTGGGATGGATGCAGCCGATGCTTACCAACCTGGAACAGCTCTACCGGCTTCCTGAAGGTTTGCTGCGCAGTGTGGCCATCACGGAATCGGGAGGTAATCAGTTCGCTGTTTCAGGCGCTGGCGCTAAAGGTCTGTTTCAGTTTATGGACGGCACGGCGCGTGATATGGGGTTGCGTGGGAACGATGTTTTCGACCCGGAGAAGGCCGCCAAGGCAGCCGCTAAGTACCTTAGCCAGCTGTTGCGGCAGAACGGCGGAGACCTTAGCAAAGCACTGGCATCATATAACTGGGGGATCGGGAATGTTAAGCGTTATGGCATGGGGCTAATGCCGCAGGAAACGCGTAACTACATTCCGAAAGTGATGAGCAATATGCCCAACAGCGCCCCGGTGATTCAGCAGGAAACGAATATTAACATCCACGGCGTTTCCGATCCGCGCGAGGCTGCCCGTTTGACTGTTGACCGTCAAAAGGGTGTGAACTCACAGTTAACCCAGCAACTCACCGCAGGACCGAGATAATGGATATTTTATCAGCGATTTTTCGCCAGCAATCCCGGCGAATTGGAATATTAATCCCCAGCGTGGTTGTTTCTGAAAAGCATTCTGATGCGCTCGAAATTACTGAGCACCCGGTGGAGAAGCCAACAACGAATAGTGCCTCGGGTTTCATCGCCGATCATGCGTACAAGCGCCCCAGTGAAGTCACAATGGAATGCGGCTTCGCTGGTGGCGGTTCGTTGCTGGACTTCATTGATACATCGTCAATCGGCCTCAGCGCCGGACTTAGCCCGAAAGAGACCTATCAGCAACTGCTGGATCTCCAGTCCTCTCGGTTGCCGTTCGATGTAATGACCGGAAAGCGGGTTTACAGCAATATGCTGGTGCGAGCCATCGAGGTGACAACGGATAAAACCAGCGAGAACGTGCTGAACTGCACGCTTACCCTGCGTGAAGTGATCATGTCGCAGACGCAGAGCGTTAGCGTTGCAGATAAATCAGATATGCAGGATGGCGTCAGCACATCGGCAGTGCAGAATTCCGGGACGAAATCCACTACACCGCCAAACGAATCCTTGCTGAGCCAGCTGGGCGGAAGCATTACATCAGCATTCGGGGGATAATATGCAGTTTAACGAAATACCGCTTTCTCCTGACAATCAGCAGTTCCGCGTTTTGCTGGGCAATACCACGTACACGCTCAGGATCATCTGGCGTGATGCGGCAGGCTGGATTATGGACGTGATGGATAGCGGCGGTGCCGCGCTTCTCTCTGGCGTACCTCTACTGACCGGCGTGAACCTTTTACGACAATATCCACAGCTTGGCATTGATGGTGCGCTGGTGGTGGCGACCGATAAGGGGGCACCAGACGAACCCACCAAAACCAACCTCGGCACATACAGCCACCTCATTTTCGTACAGGAGTAGAAATGTCTCTTAACTGGATGCGCCATTTTGAGCTGCAACTGTTGGACCAGAACGGGCAGGGCGTTTCCCTGTCTGACTTTAAGGTCACGTTCCAGATCGAGTGGGCAGACACACGCTGGCCGCGCGTGGCGAACGTGAAAATTTACAACCTTTCGACCGATACCACGAACAAGATACTGGGGCAGGAGTTTGCCAAAATTCGCATCATTGCCGGGTATGACGGTATAGCGCCGGATGTTGATGCGAGCCAGGTTGGCGTCGCCCGAGAGATTTCACCAGACCAGATAGGGCAGGTGAACGGTCAGAACTACGGCCTGATTTTTGACGGTGATATTCGCTTTACCGTAACCGGGAAGGACAACATTACCGATTCCTGGGTGTTGATTCAGGCTATTGGAGATCACGAAGCGTTCCTCTACGCGACTACCATCACTACGCTTGCCGCTGGCTATACCGTTGCGGATCTGCACCGGGCGACGATGCAGGATTTCAACGCGTTCGGCGTGACACAGGGCATTACCGGCGATTTTCCTGATACCGTGTTTCCTCGTGGCCGCGCGATTTACTCATCCAGCCGCAACGTGATGGATAATATTGCTGCGCAGTGCAAAGCGACATGGCAGCTGGTGGATGGACAGGTCCAGATGGTGCCGGAGGATAAGTATATTCACGAAGCCATTGTGTTAAATGCCGATACTGGCCTGATCGGTATGCCGCAGCAGACGATGGGCGGCGGCGTAAACGTGCGGTGCCTGATAAACCCGAACATCCGCATTAATGGTCTTATCCAGCTCGATCAGGCTTCAGTTTACCGCGCCGCGCTTGGCAATAGCGAAATCGCTCAGTCGCCCGGGAGTATCACCGAAACAGAAGAGAACGGCAACCGCGTGCTGACCGGCACGACGTCACAGGCAGCCAGCATTGCGACAGATGGCATTTATATCGTCAAAGCTATCGACTATACTGGCGACACCAGAGGCCAGACGTGGTACATGGATTTAATGTGTTTTGCGCGTGGGTCTCGTGAACTTTATAGCCAGTCGACGCTTCAAAAAGTACAGGTATAACATGACAAAAATCAGCAATGTTATTTGCGGCGTAGCTTTAGCTTTAGCTTTTGTTGGTGCTTCGTCTGCTTTAGCGGACACTCAGTGTGGGCCTTTTCGTCTGACCGCAGGGAACGATGGTTTGATGCACATTAACGGTGCAAAGCCTGAAAACCAGAAAATGACCTTTCTGAAAGAAAAGGAAGATTATCAAAATCTGAAGATGGAATGGACGGTTGCAACCAACCAGCCCGGCCGTTGGGTAGGGCTGGAATACATCAAGCGTAACGGTAAAGCCATTCTCAACGCCCAGTGGTTGCAAGCCAGTATGGACGCGCCGCGTCAGTATGCGACTTATGACTGTAAGAGAGTTTCTAATTGAGCACAGGTAACCCTAAATCTGTAGCCCCTACCGACGATCAGAAAGAATGGATTGAGCGGGCGAAATTTGTTTTTGATTATCAACAAAAACAATATGAGTTTGCACTAACATCGTTACGTAGGTTAGAGGATAAAGCGACTAAAATTTTCGGTTCAATCAACGTCATACTTACTATTTCTATGTTGATAGTTCGCTATTGGGATAGCTATATTTTTGTATCAGAAATTACTCCCCCAAGGGTTCTATGCTGGTTGTCACTGGCTCTGTTTTTTGTCTTTTTTCTTATTTCATGGGGATTTGTTTTTAGTGCAATGCAACCTCGTGAAGGTATGAGACCGGCAACCGATGCAAGTATTATCGACTTTTTTATGGGTAACCCGCGACAAAACTCAATGAGTTCATTTGCAAGTAGTTACACTGACTTCATTGATAAACTTGATGAAGTTCACAAAGAAAAAGTAGCCGTAATACAGAAAGGTTCCGAAGCAATGC